CTCATTTATACACCCCAAATAGTTCCCGCGTGGATTCCATCGCCTCTTCACCTAAAAAAATATCAACCTCTCCATCAGCCTCCCAAAAATCCGCCCACATTTGCAGAACTTTTTTTTGCTGTTGGTTAATTGTTTTCAATTGCATGTTTTCGTGCTCCAAATTTTTAAATTTGTGCACCAGATCATCGTAACTATTCCATATATCGTGCGCCATCATTCCTACCTTTTTTTTGAAAAAAAAATCTGCCGCCCTAATTCCCACAATAGGCTTTCCATTGTTTTGCCATTTCCAAGGATGTAGCCATTGTCCAACATAAATTTCTCCAGCATCTTTAAGTGGTCTGATTCAATTTTGTTTTTGTCATTGATGGCCTCATCTTCCAACTCTTTTATAGCGCTGCTTAAATCATCAATTTCATCCCAAAATTCATCAATATGGATATTTGCAGATGATAACTCCCCTTCTAATTCTTCAATCTTTTTTTCCAATTCTTCAATTTTGTCGGCTTGCTCCTGAACTTTTTGCTCCAACCAAGTGACCGGACTAATCTCTGGTGTTCCCTTCATCACTCATTCTCCTTTAGTGCGGCGCGGATAAAAGGTATAACAATTGAAGCAAATACAACTGCATATAATTTACCCAATATTTGACCGCCAATAAAATCCATTGAACCAAAAGCAATTAATAGGAATGCTGCGCTATCAATTATGGCTCCAATTGCCCCAGATGCTAATAGTGCAACAGTAAGTCGTTTCTGCGCCAATGGCGTATAAACGGCAAAGTCTGCCAGTTCCGACAGAACAAATGATGTTACGCTTGCCAAGACAATAAATGGGGAAGCAAGCAAATATGAAACAACTGCGCCAACACCAATTGCAATTAACCCCCAGCGCCATCCAGCAATCATTTGAATTGCATCACGCAACATCAATGCTACGCCAATAACAAGAACGCCAGACGGAGCCGATAGGCCAAATCCCATTGGCAATAAACATGGGCCATTTGGAATGCATTCTCCCACATTACTAATCATCCAATTAGCAAATGGGACACACGCAGCATACGCAATAAGCAATATCCATTTCATTTCAATAACTCCATTTGTTCAGGTTGAATTGCCCATGTAAATGGGCATTGTTGCCCATCCCATTTAGTTGCCATACCCCTTGGGTTTTTGTGGGGAAGGTGGTGGTTCCTCGCAATATCAGTGCTGTCAACACTAGAAAACGGCCAACGCTTGCCAGAGCAGGCCATTCCTCTCAGCATATGAATCCAAGGTAATCTTTTATGCTTTTTTGAAATAGCATTCCATGCCACATCCATCCGATGACACCATGAATCAGATAGAACAGAACTATATTCGGCTGATGAACCAACGCATACTTTAGGCCAAAACTCAGTTAATTGAACCAGCCGATCAATTGGTTCATGCATATGCCAAACAGGTGCGCCTTTTTGACCATGCGGCCATTTTGCTATTAATTCATCTTGTTGTTCCGGTCCACCTTCAACAACATCTGGTATAACTGCCCATGTTGTTGGGCAATCTAACCACTTATCAACCCATGCATAATATTTATTCCAATCAATATTTGTGCCTTTGCGCCAAGCAGTAAATGCCCCATTGTCAAGCATTACACTTTGTCCAATAGAATGCACCCTTGCAACATGAGATTGATATAAAAATGAAACACAAAAATGGCGTCCAGCCATTTCATATAATGCTGAAATAGGATTGATATCGGCTCCATGATAATGAATCACCACTGCACCTCGTTGCCAAGCTGCTGAACAGCAGTAGACCGTTCACGGCGGTGCATATTTTCAATTTCATCCCGCAACCGTTCAACAATATCCATCACTCACTCTCCTTCAGTGCGGCGCGGGCGATTTGACCACACCAGTTGTCATCGTCTGATATTTCTTTCAACGCTTCCCGCAACCGCTTTGCATCCTCCCGCGACGAATTGTACCATGCTTGTAAATCCTTGTTGGCGAGGACAAGGCCATCAATCACTCCCCTGAGCCGATTAATAATGTTGTTTTTCTCATCAAAAATTGCTTTTACCTCATTAACAATGTCCATTGTATTTTCCACCTGATCGGTGTCGGCTGGGGGATACGGCCCCAACCATCCTTTTTTCTGTGTCATTCGCTTGCTCCCATTGCCCGACCAATATCCAACGTCACCTGCGGCATGCTCACCTTACCGCTTTCGCCGCCAAGTTCAGCGTAGCCTTCAATATCATCCCAATGATCGCGGAAGTTGTGGTCTCCTGACAAAATTCGGCCAATCTTAACCGCAATCATCTCCAACGCCTCCCGCTGGCTGTCGTTTAAACGCTCCCAATTGTTTCCCGTCATCATCACGCTTTTGATGTTCTGGCTGGTGCTGGCGGTGTCTTTGAAACTGCCATGCGTTTTCGTTTTCGTCGTATCCATTTTAGTTCTCCCTGTTAAACAAAATTCTTACTGCCACGCTTCGTCATCTTCTCCGCTTCCGCCACCAATTCCGCTATGGATGGTGCGAAACGGGCCTTCGTTAGTATTCCGCCTGTTGGGTCGCACAACTTTTGCAACACGTTTTGCGGATACTTCTCCAATGCCTTCGCCGCATTCCGGATAAACACGCTTGTGTTGGATATGTGGTTCAGGTTGAAGCAGTCCATTATCCGTTTTACCGTCTCCTCCGGTGTCAGGATAAATTCCGTATTCTGTGCCGTATTGTTCGCGCCACTGCGCTTTCCTTCGCTCACTTGCCGCCTCCAGTTCTGCAAATGCCTCTGCTATTTCCTGCTTCTTGGCATTTTTTGCATGTTTCTTTTTTCCGCTGACACAGGCCAGCAACCACGGGACAGGATCATCAACGCCGTTGGTTATTGCCTCTTCCAGCAGCCTACTGACCTCCTTGTGATCGCCGCCAGACAGCTTCAGCAGCTTCCCAATGAGGGGGTTTGCCCTTTTCGGTGGTATCCGCCACCCTTCAAAGATAACTTTCGCTTCGTTCCAGAAATCCGCCAATTCACTGACTAACGGCTCTTCGTAATTGGATGAAAAGGGTTCTAGTGGTTCTTGCAGTTCCAAAGGAACTGTATCTTGGTTATTATCTTCCAGATTAAAGGGGTGCACCTCTTGCACCCTCCCCCCTGCATCTGTTGCACCCTCCCCCACCGTAATTGAAATATTTAATATGTACTGATTGGAACGTTGCCGCCTGTTGGCTTCTTGGCGGAAAACTTTTGTTATCAACCCGTGATTGCACATATGGCCCAACGCATAATGAACAGATCTTTCTGAAATATTGCTTTTTTCAACCAGCAAACTAATTGACGGGAAGCATTCCCCTGTCTGCCCATTATGGCAATCCGCCAATAACATTAAAATGATCTTCGCATTAACAGGAAGACCTTTTTGCTCAACGGCCCAATAGGATGCGATATGCGACATGACGACGACTCTCTTGCATTGCAGAGAGCGATGACGTAAAAGGGCGTCAGTCGGGAACTCTGCGGGTTTAGTTCTCAGATTAGGGGCGGCTAACCCCGAATCCTTTCACGGCTCCGGTTAACTCCGGGGCCGTTTCATTTATATAACCTGTCTTGGCGGACGAATCCACTTCTTTTTTTTCTTTGGCTTCCAACCCACCAAGAACTCCGTAATCTTTACACCATAATACAACTCAGCCGCCTTCTTACGGAGACGATACGCTGCATCTTTGGCGGTCCCTGTGGACTTCACATCCTCATAAATAATTTTGTCAGCTATCACGTCAATGTACGAGAAATCGGCAGTGTATGTACAAAAATGCTTGTCGTTGATTGAAACAACAAAATCGCACTGCAACAGCAAATCACGAATGACACCGGCCTTTTCCGCCAATTTTAAATCCAAATAGCGGTTCATCTCGCCTTTGGAATCAAAGACAATGCCGTCCGCCGTCCTGTCCTCCTTAGCGGACACTTTAAACCGTGGTGTCATCTTTTGCGTCCTTTGGAAAAAAATCATCTTTGGTCAAAATGACACCGCGCTGTTTTGCCGCAACCATCAATTCAATTTGGCGGCGAGATGGGATTAACCCACCAGTGCCACCACGCTCCCTTGGCCATGTCCATTTGTAAACCGCCTGTGTGGACATCGCCAGCATACCAGCGACAGCCCTTGGGCCACCTAGTTTACCAATCACCCTCTCGGCAATCATATGGGTCATTTACGCCTCACTAAACTTTCTGTTGCAAACATGTTGACAACGTATTTGATAAAAGGCATAGTGTCAACACTGAAACGAACGGGGGTTTGAATGATTGCTCATTGGTCATCAGAAGAATTGGAAAAAGTCAGGAAATTGGCGGATGAAGGGAAGAGCGCATCACAAATAGCTGCATTTTTACCTGATAGAACGCGCAATTCTGTCATTGGAATTTGTCGCAGAAAGCATATCGCACTTGCTGGGCCCAGAAATTCGGGTAATTCTGGAACGGTGAAGAGGTTGGCGGCAAAACGATCCAAGTTCCCGCCAAGAAGCCTTCGGATTGTCAGTCCGCCTGAAAAGAAAGTTGCCCGTAAGTACGAGGAGTTGCCGATGCCTTACAAGCCGGGGAATAAAACTCTGTTAACGGTGGGTTTCTTTGACTGCCGCGCTATCTTAGGGGCAACAAACGCGCAACACACGGTTTATTGTGGCGGCATCGTTGTGCCCGGCAAATCATGGTGTGCACACCATTTCGCTCTTTACACCGTTCCAAACAGCAGCCAACCAAAGCGGGATTCCCAAAATGGGACAAATCAAAGCTTTAAAAGAAATTGAAGAGAAGATTGAAAAGTTGGGTGCAACAGTTTTGTCCGTTGAACACCACAGAAATCACTACAAGTTCCGCCTTGAATACAAAAACGTATCCCGAATGTTTGTGAAGGCTTTTACGCCTTCTGATTTCAGAGGGGAATTGAATTTCTTTGGAGATGTAAAACGATGGATGAGAAGCCTTTAACGTATAATGAACATTCATGGATGATATTCACAAGGCGCTTTCAGGCTTCCAGAGGGGCTGTATTCAAGGTGGCGGAATATCTGAACAGGGAAAAAAATTGTGAAGTTTGTATACCGGCTATGCGCCTCGCTCCTAATGCTGAACTTGCGAATCAATACAAAGATGATGGTGACATTATTGCCAACGGCAAACACATTGTTGAAGTTAAGGGGACCAGCAAGCTATTTTATGACATGGATGGCTTCCCGTTTGATGAAGTAATGATAGCTAATGTTCAATCAGCAGATCGTTATAATGCCTATGCATACTTCATTGTGAATTCAGAATTATCTCATGCCGCCATAGTGCGGGGTTCAACAAAAAATAAATGGACAAAAAAATTTATGCCCGACAAAGAAAAAGGAGGAATGGAAGAAAAATACTTAATTGATAAGAGGTTAGCTGAGTTTGTACTTCTTTAAACAACTAGTTGACAAATCGTATAACTACACCTAAATATACATTCGTACAACAACGGGGAACATCATGGCACTTACCACAGAACAGAAACAGTTCCGTTCCAAATTATTGGGCGGATCGGATGCAAACATCATTATGAGCGGGGACGAAGAGCGTCTCATGCGGCTTTGGAAGGTGAAAACTGGACAGCAAGAAGACGAGGATTTGTCCAGCGTTCTTCCTGTGCAGATGGGTGTATTTACAGAACCATTCAACATTGATTGGTTTCAACAACAAACGGGACGATCCGTTTTTAACAACGGCGTTCAAATGACCAGCCCTGTTCATCCCTTCATGGGGTGCACATTGGATGGCATGACGGATGCGGGTCTGACGGTGTTTGAAGCCAAGCATGTATCCGCCTTTTCCAAAGACGACGAAATATTGGACAAATATTTCCCCCAATTGACCCACAACATGATCGTGTGTGGAGTTGAAAAGGCTGTCCTTTCCGTTCTCTTTGGCAATCACAAGTACGAATATTTTGATGTTCGTTTGGATGATTTGTACGCGGACATTCTGGTGGGCTCAGAAAAAACTTTCTGGGATCATGTCATCAACAAGACGCCGCCAGTTGCAGTGGCTGTGAAGACGCCAGTGGGCGAGGCTGTTCGTAAGGTTGATATGACGGGAAACAACGCTTGGGCCAACTACTCCGCCCAACTGAAGCTGAACAGTTCTGGCAAGAAGCTGTACGACGAAGCTGTTTCCAACCTGAAGGCTCTTGTTGAAGAAGATGTGGCCGAAGCCTTTGGTTATGGAATTTCATTTAAACGGGACAAGCGCGGTGCGCTTCGCATGAAGGGAGAATAAATATGAAAACAAGTTTAGACATTGATCAACTATCCACCGCAATTGCGGCGGCACAAGGCGTGTTAAAGAACCCGCCAAAATTGAAAACCAATCCGCATTTCAAATCTCAGTATGTGGACCTGTCAGATGGTCTTGCTGCTGTGCGGGAATGTTTTTCTAAGCAGGGTCTGTCTTTCATCCAAGGCACATCTGTAACTGAAGCAGGGATGATTGTCCTCCACACACGTATTGCCCACAAGTCGGGCCAGTGGATTGAATCAGACTACCCTGTAGGCGGCTTGGGCCGTCCGCAGGAGATGGGCTCCGCCATGACGTATGCAAGGCGCTACGCTCTGTTTGCGATGGTTGGCGTGGCTGGTGAGGACGATGACGATGGCAATGCCGCACAGGCGGCTGAAAACCCGCCAGCAAAGGCCACCAAGGCTTCTGGGAAGCAGATGGAGCCCGGATTGAAGCCTGACGACAGTGAGAAGCTGATGGGCGTTATGAAGGGCGTAATGGACATGGTTGATACCGTTGATGGGCTGACAGCGTGGGCCAATGAGCACAAAGCGCAAATTGATATGCTTTTGCCTTCTCACCGCTCTGCATTGCAGGAAGCGTACAAGGCCCGTAAAAAAGAACTGATTAAACCAAATGCCTGAGGTCGTTTATGTCCGCAGGAAGGGGAGCAAGTTGGAACCTTGCTCCCTCGTAGACGAAGAGGCGATGAGTGAGTTTCCAGAGGGTAAAGACCTCTCCATAACAATCTCACGCACCAGAAGTTCCAAGCAACACAGATTTTTTTGGGCGTTTCTGAATAAAATCTGTGAGAACCATGAAACCTACCAGCGGGCGGAGCAACTACTTCTTTGGTTGAAGATACGCCTTGGTTACGTGGAGCAGGTACATTTCCATGACGATCAGATTTGGTGGGTTCCACAATCCATCAGCTTTAACGGCATGGATCAAAATGAATTCCAGAAGTTTTTCAATGCGGCATTGGATATTGTCGTATTGGAAGTTATTCCGGGGTTAAGTGTTGAACAGTTGATCGTTGAAATTGAACAGATGCTAGGGTTCCGCCTAGCTGACATTTGGAGTGAAAAGAATGGCGTGGGAAAAAAAGCACGGTGAGATTGCAATCTTTCCAAACAAGAAAGGCAAAGACAGCCACCCAGATTGGCGGGGGACAATCATTCTGGAAGGCAAAAGCTATGACATTGCTCTTTGGAACAAAACATCCAAAGGCGGCATGGATTATATGTCCGGAATGATGGGCGAAGAGACAAAGCAAAAAGAAAGCAGCGGTGGTTGGGGTTCCAATAGCAGCCAACCAAAACAGCAACCGCAGCAACAACAGCAGCAGTTTGCATCTTACTCTGATTTAGACGATGAAATTCCTTTTTGATCATGGCAAGATTAACCAACGAGGGCTTAAAGGTCATTGAATATGCCCGTATACTGGCCGCCAAGCAGGGGGTTGTTATCCCTGAAAACAGCTATGGCAAGATTGAATGGGTAAAGGTGGGGAAGGTGCAAAAAGCCAAGTCGGTTTCGTTCCTATCCCCACTAATCAATATCAAAATACCGAATTGGGATTGGGTTCCACAAAAGCGCCAGAAAGAACTGCTGTGACAAAGAGAAAGTCAATTTCAACCAAACAAAGGGTGGAACTCTTCAATGAGCATAATGGCATCTGCCACATATGTGGAGGCAAAATTAACGTGGGCGAGGCTTGGGAAGTTGAGCATCGTATTCCTTTTGCGATGGGTGGGGAGGATAGCAAAAGCAACTGGGCTCCGGCACATAGCAAATGCCACAGAACAAAAACGACTGATGACGTGGGTGCAATTGCAAAGGCTAAACGGCGTGAAGCACGTCACATTGGAATTAACGTATCTAGGACGCCGTTACCTTTTGGTAAAAAGTCCGCATTCAAACGTAAATTAGACGGAACTGTTGTAAGGAGGGATGAGAGATGATGAGCATTAATGCCGTGGCGGATTGGGTTACGGACGCCAAGAAGGGGGATCAGGCCACCTATTACACGGGGTGGCTGATCGGAGACAGGGGGTTTCATGGTGTTTCAGAATTGGCCAAAATTGCCAATTATGTCTGGTCCATGCAAGAGCGTGGTTTGATTTATTTGGCTCAGAAAAAGACACCAAATTGCACAAAAAACTACGCGGAATACGAATACATCATGCAACGCAGCAGCAAGGATAGGATTTAAAATGGTTTTTATTCTTACGGATGGCCCGCCGCCAGAGCAGCCAGAAAGCCCATTGGGCAATATCTTTGACCACGCATTCCCATTGGCGGATGAGTTGTCAAAGCATGTTAACGATTCCGTTCTTCGCATGGTTAAAGAGAACAAAGAATTCAAAAACATGTCAGATGCCATCATTGCTCACAGCATAGCTATGATGCTCATCATCTGCATGATGAACCGTGAGGTTTTGGACACCAACGATTTGGATATGACATTTCGGAAGGTGAAGGGGATCACGGAACAGTACATCAAGCACCTTCTGACGATGGGCAAGGAATCAACACATTGATCCTGCAACTTAACCCGACGATGCCAGTGTTAACCCCCAAAGGGCCAGCATTGGTTCATTTCCTCATTGATTATGGGGAAGAACACCATCTGATGTGGGTATGTGTACAGGATGAAACGGGTGAAATATGGACGTGGCCCAACACGCAAATACGCTCCCAGAGCAACACCACGTTTGGGCGGCCAAAGATTGATGCTCCACCCTATTCTTTAAAGGGCGACAAAAATGAGTGATGTGCATGAAATGCAGCAGACGGTCATCTGGACCGTAAACGCCAAGACCCGTGAACAGATTTTGATGTTAAGGATTTTGGAAGTTTTTGGGACTGGTGAATTTGTAGCTACATTGGGTGATATTGCCGATTCAACCCACATGAAACGAAGCGTTGTTGCAAAAACCATGAAGGGTTTGAAAGACCTGAACTGGTTGGAAAGCGTCCGCAACTATGAAGACAATGGCACCAATCTTCCCGTTATCCGTAATTGTAAGTACCGCGTAACGGTTGGCGGGGAAAAAGAGGGGAACCCAGATACAGGATTCCCCTTTTAAGTTGGGAAAACTCTCTCCGACCATTCGGAGAGGGTTCACCCTACCATTTGGAAGGCTATGGTTTCAACCCTTGCGACCCGTGCGGTCCAATTTTTTGAATAATATTGCCACGTTGGTAGTGCCTGTAAAAACGCCAGACGCGCCTCACAAATCCTAGTAGCCAAATCACGGGCATTAGCAGCCTCACAGGCGGCAATTGTGATAGGTCCTATGTTACCATCCGCAGCGACACCAAGAACGGTCTGTAGCGTCTTCGCTGCCCTTCTTACGCCGCCATTTACTGATAGGTCAAAAACAGCGTAATCCACGCCTTCAGGAAGATCGTCGCAGCGGCATGCGTCCCAGTAGTTCTTTTTGTACAAAGGGGTGATGTCATGGACGGTAAGATTTTTCATATCATCTTCCGTCACAGGGTGCCCGACATACTCTTCCCATGTTTCTTGGGTGACGCCGTGGTTGGTACGACCGCCGGGATCATGGGGATCGTTTACGTAGCCGCCTTCTTCTTTAAGGACGAGAGCCAAGCATTGTTCCCAATTGTCTTTCATTTACGTGCAACCCCTTGTATTTTTTCGTAAGTGCGTAGCCCCGCCATGCCCAACAGGGCCCATACTAATTCCATAAGGGACGAATCCAAAGTAGGCAGATCGTGTACCCCCGCACCAACGGCGATTGGACGCAGTAGGTACTGATATGCGAGGCCAAATGCGCCAACCCAGCCAATAGCAGGACGCCAGCCGCTAACAAAAAGATTTGGATTTTGTGCTTCATTAGCATTTACCTGATTTTGTTGTGCATCCCAATCTTGCAAAGAATTACGTAAAGCAGCTTCTGCTTCAGCCCGTTGATTGGGATCAGGAATGAATTTGTTGACGATTTGAAGACCGGCATTAATTGCATCATCAATACCAAAAGCCATTATATCCTCCCCTGAGCAATCCTAAGAGCCTTAACGATGTCATCATCATGCATATTTAGCATGGGTTTTGTTTGACCGTCCAATGTCCTTTTGGCGGATTTAAATAATTTATCCACTTCAGGAATACGACCGCCGGTGGCCCGTTTGGTGCGTTCAACATAGCCGCCTTCATTAAAAGAAAAATCTTCTTTTTTCCCATAGACAGGTTTGTGCGCCAGAACCAATGGCCCAACCTGTAGCACACGCTTTGCCGCCACAATTGGCTGTGTAGTCTTACGATCATAAAAATACGAATGTCGCTCAGGGTCCATGCCGACCTGCGCCCACTCTGGATGATTTAATGCCTCTTCGGCCATAGAATGGGCCTCTTCAGGCGTTATCGGGACGTGATTACCTTTGATTGTGGCAAAGGTGGCTTTATTTGTGTCGCCCCTTGCATATTTCATTGCTGCTGGTTCGTGAACGCCAAGCGTTGCATCGACGACATGTGATACACTGTCGTGACCAAGTTTGGGTCCAGCGGAGAACCCTGCTTGCTGTTCATGTGTTGTTGGAATCCAAACGCCATGATCTTTGTATGCGGGAATATCCAAACGATTCCCAACAGGAGTTCCTTCCGGAATATCCTTTGTTTTTCCAAGAAATGGACGTTGATCTGATTTTAAAGCATTGAACATTTCGTCATAAGTAGCGGGGCGTGGAACGCTTTCATACGGCATGATTGGCTTGTGAGTGTTTACCAATGCATCGTAATCTTGCTTGGTAATTTTGCCTTGGGAAAGCTGACGAGCGCCTTCCGTCAATTCAGGTACGCGCTTTACGACGTCCTTGTGGGACATATTAATGCGGTTAACATTTCCACCACCATTATACCCAACGTAGCCACCCTGCTCGTACTTCCGTTTAACTTTTACACGGTTTTTATCAAAAACAACGTAATTTCGGGTAGGTTTGTCCGTTGCACTACGAGAGTTGGCATCCAGATAACGAACACCGGGAATTCCAGCGCGTTGCAAAAAATTACTTGCCCCTTGATAGCCATTTGGATGGCGAACAGCTAACGCTTGGTAAAAATCCTTACCTTTTGAATTTTCTTTAAGATGCGATTTAAACGCATCGTAAAGCGTTGGATTGTCGTGCCGCGCTTCAAACAGACTTTTAACAACATAAGGGTCTTGGTCATGCAGAGGTTGGTCCCAATCCAACATATGATCAGGATGCGCGTCAATGGCGACCTCGTACATGTGGCCGGGGTTTTTTGTTAATTTATAAGTAAATTTTGGTATGTTTTTTTCATTTTTCAAAATATCAATAGTTTTTGCTGCGATATTATGAAAATCATGTTTTTCAGGAAAAACACCTAAATCCGATTGGAGCATCTCAATTGTTTTTTCACGATCATAATCTTGCTCACCCAATCGTTGAGCAGCCTGATGAAGTGGGTTCCTCCAATCAAATTTTTCGCCACCAACTTTGCTGGAAGGTATAAAATCGTCTTGGGTAAGAGCATCCCTGTACCCCCTTGCCACAGGTTCCGCTTCAGCAAAATACAGCCCATGCCCATACGCCTGTGCGCCCTCACCCGTGCCAATTTTGGACGTGTCAAACTCATCAAAATCGTGCGGGGAACCGTGATAGGCGGTGATTGGTGCGTCTTCAGCCATTAACGCCTCCCAGTGAATGTTACGTTGCTACCAACATGCATGCCGTGGATTTTTAAAGCTGGATGAATAGGCCCATTTGTATGCCCAACATAGCCGCCATCAGCCTTGGTTATGTCTGGGTTTGACGTGTCAAAATGTCCGCTGTTGGCCGTGGCAGATTTGATTTGGCTTGGGTGCCCAAGAACGACAGCAAGGTTTCCGCCACTATCCTCAGGTATCCAAGCGTCATGGCCTTTAGCACGAAGCGTATCAAACCAATCGGACTGATCTTTTTTATAGTTTTCGCTTTTATAAGCAGGACGTGGCCCAGTATACGGGTTTACCGCACGAATGTGAGTTGGAATAACACGGCTTGCCGTATTGGTTGGTGTTAATTTCCAACCATCTCGCTTATAATTTTGGCTGTCGTTTGTTTCTGCATACATGGACGCCTCTTTGGGGTCAGTTGTAAACCATGCCCCGTGGCGGTCTGTCTTAAAACCGCTCTTTTTATTTTCAAATGCAATATCTTTTGACGTGCCTGTAAAATATTGCTTAGGCTTTCCATTATGGTCTTTGGTCAACGGATGCGAATCTTCATGCCAATCGGCAAGGTTCTCTTCACGCTTTGGATCGCCGTGGGGGATGAAACCGCCATCCTTGTACCCAACCCGTCCACCTTCAGCGCGTGTTACCTCTGGATACGCACCCGGAACATTAGCGGATAGGCGGATCATGTTCTGCGCCATAGCAGACAGAAGACGGGGATTGTTCTGCAACATCAATTGGGCGTCACGGAACTGTTCAATGTCGGGGGAAGCCAGCTTGTCCGCCAATGCTTTTGCATACCTCTTGCCCATGAAGTGGTCAGCTATGCCGTAAGCGTATTGCGCCAGAGCCAATGGCTGGGAAAGTAAGAACGTTGGCACAAGGCGCAGGTCACGCAACTTGTAATACAATGACGGATCGGAGCGGCCAGCACTCTTTGCAAGGTTGGCAAGGGAGTTCCGGAACATTGTTTCTGTTTTGACAAAGCGTTCCAGCTTTTCAAAGCCGCCCTGACCAAAAATATTCTGCATCGCCTTGGCGGTGTAGTTGTTTGGATCAAAATACTTTTGGAGCATTTTGGTGTTTAGGCTGCCATCCGGATTACGGGTCTTGGTCAGAAGCGAAGCAAGAACGCCCTGTTGTGCCAAATCCCGTTCCGCCTTGCTCATATTCAATGTGGCATTGAACGCATTGGTTTTACCCAATGTGTTGAGGTCTTTGTCTAAGAGCCTTAACCCGCCAGTAAATGCGTCCTTTTCACCAAAAATGTCTTGCGAATTTTTGATCGCATAATCCAGTTCACGGCTGTAATTTGTGTGTTTGGGGTCACGGATTGGACCCATAAACTGTTCGCCAATGCTTTGCGCCCTGCGTCCAACACCGCCTTGGGTGCTGGCGTTACCCATGAATGATGCATTTTGGATCGCATCCAATTCACGGCGGATTTGATCAATGTACTGCATATTCATGTTGTTGCGGTCGGCCAGAGCCATCTTGGATGGTGGGAGTTTGCCAATGATCCCCTTCATCTGGTTTACAGCTTGATCAGTCTGCCTTTGGGCGGCAGCTTTGGCAAAAGCCGTATTGTCCGCTGGTTCAACCCTGAACATGCTTTTCAGTGTGATTGGCTTAATGCCACGCAAGTCATCAAACGTCTTAACGCCATAGTCCTCCAACGTGGAAAGCATGTGATCTGGCAAAGGCAACCTATCAACAAGGGTGTCCCCTGTGTTCATAAAAGCCGATTTGAAATTTGGGCCTAATTCGTTTGCCAAATTGGCATCGGCATTTTTTACCGCCTGAATGAAGACGGGCTCATTCATCAACCCGTTCCATTGTTTCAGCCATGTTCCGCGCCCAAGGTCTGGGTCTTTCATCGGAGCCCAAGCAGCTTGATTACGCGCTTCAAATTGCTGCCTTGCATCATCCTGCAATTTGGCGGCATTCAACTCCACACCAGCCATCTTTTCAGCAAAGGTGTCAAAACGTTCACCGGCCTCTGTCAAGCGGCCTTTCATCTGTTCAATAAGATCGGTAACCGCCTCAGGGTTGTTCTTTGCTACCTTGGCAAGAGCCCTTTGAAACTCCGGACCGCCCACGTCGGCAGCAACAACAGGTTGACCTTCCTGCACCGCCTTAATCAAATCCGCCATTGGGATTTTGGATGCACCAGCAGCCTCATCTGCCGCCAGAGAACGTGACAATGTATTCAACGCCCCTTTTCCGGGAGACATCATTGTCTTCATCCACTCAGGGGCAACCTTGGCTACCCCTGCACCAACCGCACCAAGACCCAAACCAAGGCCGCCGCTGATAAGGGCAGATTTGCCAATGTCAGCCTGTTCAGCCTCAGGCTTTGACCCAATCAATTTTTCTTCCGCCGCAGAGCCAGCACCAAGGGCCGCCGATTCCGCTCCTATGCCAAGTACCTTAGCAGCGGTGGGAGCAACCTTCAGGGCCCTTGCGCCAGCCGCCACGGGGCCAGCAATTTCGCCAACGAATGGAACAGCAAATTGGGAGGCGACATCAGCCGCCAATTGTGTCTTTGGGTATTCTTCTCCCGACACACGGCGTTGCGCTTCGTACTGGGCTTTAATGTCTTTTCGGCGTTCACTGAAGTCCTTGCCTTCACCATAGCCAGCAGCGGCACCGATGTCTGTTGCAACCTCACGAACAGCGGGGCCAACGCCCAGCATTTCACCGGCACCCGTTGCTATGGCGCTTGTGTATCCATAATTTTTGGAGCGTTCTTTTGCCTCAGGAATGTGGGATTCAATTTGTTTTTCGTATGGGTCGGTGGAAGGCGGAGGAGCCTTATTTTTGGCGGAAAAAAAATCTTCCGTGTTTATTTGGTCGGGCTTT